GTCTTCTCAAGGCGCGCCGCTCGCCGACGTAGGCGGCACGCATGATCGACCGGCAGCATAGGCACAGGCGAGCGACGGCGGGGAAAGGGAGAAAACCCGCCGCCGCTCAAGCCCGGCCTAGGTCATCCAAAGTTCGACCGCCACCAGTAGAGCGCACGCCTGTCGTCGCTTCGTGCCCGCTCCACTGCGGCCTCGCCCTTCACGCGGGACAACTCCGCTATGAGGCGCATGACGTGTGCGGCCAACACGCCGCTCGTGCCCTGGTCCCAGCAACCCTGGAACTTCCTGGCGTCCCATTCGCACTGCTGTAGGTAGGCGTCGGTGAGGGGCTCAGGCATCCTTGCCCTCATCGAACAGCACAATCGCCAGCAGGCTATAGGCCGCGAGATCGAGCAGCGTGTCTCGCACGCCCTCGTGCACCAGGCGGCCAGTGCGGCAGTATGTCCGCAACCGCTGCACCTTGTCGGCGACGCGAACCATGCAGCCACGCCACGCCTCGATGCCAACGAACTCGGCACCCTGGCGGATGTTGGCGAGCGGGTCGTTCTCGCTGCCGTAGTCCTGCGACTTGGAAAGGTGCAGCGTTCGCAGTTCCTCAAGCAACTCCAGAAACGGCAGCGATCCCGGTTGCTGCTCGTGCGTGATGCCGTCGCCAGTGAGCCGGGCGAACTGCGTGAACTCGTCCTCGTGATCCTGCGGCGGTTCCACGTACCACTCCTCATGCGGCTTACCGGCGGCCTGGGCCTCGCGGCGGGCCTGGACTGCGGTGCGGAGTGCTTCGTTGGCTTCGGCGATCGACGGGCTCATGGCATCCTCTCGGTAAGAAACAGTGCAGCGTATTTCTTGCGTCAAGCCGAGCGAACCGTGCCGTCGCTCATGACTCGGTAGTTGTGCACATCGAACGCCCCGCGCTCGTGTACGGTGCAGACAGCAAAGCCGTGATTCCAGCGATTGATGCGGGCGTACTCTGGCCGCAGATCGCACAGGCAGCCAGTGCTCCAGCATCCGGTCTCTCGGTGCCACATATCGGATTCTGCATGGTTGCTCGTGCGGTGCGAGTGACCGACTAGCACGGTGGAGAGCGTCCGCAGAAATGCACCACGGGCCACGTTGACCGGAGCCGCCATGCCCTTGGGCAACTCGTGCCCGTGGAGTACGGGCAACTTGCCCAGCATCACGGGCCGCATGTCTTCGACCAGCGTTACGTCGTGCTTGTCGAGATCGAGCCACGCCCCCAGGCTCATGCGGGGATCGTCACTGATCTCGGCGGCGTGCTGCCAAAGCCAGTGCGTCCACCTCTCCTCATGGTTGCCGAGTTTGTAGACGATCGGGATGCCAGGAAACTCTTGCCGCAGATAGGCGATGAAGTTACGCACGGCTTCGAGCTCGCCTTTGAAGTCCCGTTGCGTGGGGTCTTTCATGTAGCGGCTGATGGCGTAGAAGTCTGCAATGTCGCCGTTGAGCAGCAGCCCGGCAAGGTTCTGGTCTTTGAGATAGCCGATGGCCGCAGCCACGGCGATCTCTGAGTGATACGGCACATGAACGTCGCTCAGGATGCCAACCGGCCCGAGCACCTTCATGACGTGCGGCGTCCACGGCTCAGCCATGCTGGGTGGCAACGAGACCTCGCCCGCCTTGCGTGGCGGACGCACAGCCACGGGCTTCATGTCTTTGCGGTTGTGCTTACCGTGCACGCCAAACTGCCTGGAGATTCTGAGGTTCGCTTGCCGCAGCGTGATGGCACCATTCGCCTCCTTGACGAGCCGCCGGGCCAGCGTACGAGCCGGTGCATCGGGGTGCGTGCGGCACAGCCGTCTCGCCATCTCAGTGATTGCGTCACCCGCCATCACTCACCTCCCTATACCCGAGAGCGGTCAGCACCTTGCTGATGTCCTTGCCCGCCTGCTCGACGTGCTCCTCGCTCGCCGTGGGGAATAACGCATGCAGCAACTCGTGCACGATGATGGTGAGCTTGTGCCGCCCCTTGAGGCCGCTATGAATCAAGATGCGTGGCCGCTTTGACTTCTGCGAGAACGTGTACCCGTAGGCACCGCCCTCGAGCCGCGTGAACCGCACGAGCCACCGCTCGTCGGCGTTCAAGGTGAAATGGTGATCGGCCACGGGCTCGCTCCTTGGCCGCTAGCGTGGCAGGGGTGTCAACCCTCAGCCTTGGCTCGTGCCCGGCGGCAGGCCAGGAGCACGAGTTGCCTCGCCCCCATGTCCGTCCACGGCAGGATCGTGCGGCCATCGGCCCACCGCTTGCCGTGCTCGGTACGCATCACGCCGAGGATCTCGGTCATGCCTTCGTCGCTCTCGCACCAGTCAGGGCCCAGGCTGTCCATCTTCCCGGCCATCGAGCGGCACGGGCAGTCGGCGGTCGGCTCGATGCCGAGCCAGTCGCGGAGCAGGGCGTGGAGTTCGGTGCCTGGGCCGTGGATAGCAAGAGGCAACGAAAAAGACGGAACAAATCCAGGCTTTGAGTGTTTTGGATAAGCAGGATGCTCTGTGTCAACAAGCAAATACTCGCCTTCTTCGCCAGTTATACAACGGCGAACCTCCTGAAGCGTGTAGCCGCGCTCCGCAATTCTATGTTCAAGGTGTGATCTGAGGCATCTAATCACGGCAAATCATTCACGGTGATCCGATAGTTAAATGAAACAGACCCCCATGATGGAATTCCGAAAAATGTTTTATAGCGATAATGTCCGCTAGCTGTTCCAGATATGTCAAGCGTGCGAGAGCACAGCAAAGAAATCCATTGTGAGTTAGAATAAGTCCATTTTCCTGAAGCTACGCAGTTAACAGCCTGGTCGCAGCACGTCACAAGTCCGTTGCAACAAACTGCGAGCGTGTCGCCTAAATTCACCAAGGGAGACCGCTGTTCGTTGGCGATCACAATACGCAGATCCACCGAAGGATCGGGAGACCAAAACTGTGGCCCGGAGTATCCACCACAGCACTGTTTTTGAGCCGATGGGTTATTGTGCCTGTTCAAAAATATGTCATAGACGCCGCAATCCTGTCCGGTGCTGGGGCATGTGGCTCCAAGCGTTGTTTTGCATGAAATGTGCCAAGCCGGCACTGTGTACGTGCCGTTTAGGCTTACGGCAAAGTCGCCGAGACTTCCGGAAAAGCTAGAAATTTCAATTTGCAAATATTCAGGAAACCCGCGGCTATCAATGCTTGAGCAAATGCCCTGGCAGTGTTGGTTTTGAGGTTGACAGCAGCACGCCATCACGGCACCCGCAGTCGTAGGAATGTAGCAGTTGCCGTCGAGGCTGTAGTAGACACAGAAATAGTGCAGTTGTTGGTGTTTAAAGTGGCTGACACTAAAACCGCAGTGACAAACACCGCCGTCTGAGCCTGCAGCACCGGAACCACCAGCCACCACGAAGTGCCTTCCTTCCCGACGATGCAGTCCTCAGGGGCAACGTGGTTGTGCGTAATAGGCCACGACAGATTCGCCACCGTCTGAGTCGCTGTCGGTGCGTACTTGAACGTCACCGTTTTCACGCTACCGATCGCCCACGATCCCGTGAACGTGGCTGCCCGCACTTGCTTTGGCACACGCTCAGGAAACCGCTTGTTGAACGACAACGGCCTCGCCGCAGGCGTCGCCAACTCGGCAGCACGCACGACGCCAGCGATCCGCTCAGCGGACTCACGGGTGAACTGCACGGCGTCGAATGGGCGTTTCTGGCGGGCCATTACGCACTCGCACCGGGCGGGTATCCAAAGAGTGCCGGAAAGTCTGCCTCGAGATTGACTCGCCGTTCTTTCACGACGGGCCACGTCGTGAAGTTCAGACCGCCGTTGCCGTCGAGCCCCACGGGATTAGGCGATGCCACCCACTCGCCATTTTCAAAGTCGAACACCATCGCCCGGCGTTTCTGGCCGCCGGCGATGTAGTTCCAGCCCACGTCTGGCAGCTGCAGATTCCATCCGCTCTGGCGGTACAGCAGCTCGGCAGTCATCTGCCAGTAGGAATAAGACACGTTGTTGTAGACCTCGGTGACGTAGGCAGCCGAGACACCGTTGACCTTCCATGAGTGCGTCGCACAGCCGAGATAGTCAGCGGAGTTGATCTTGTTATTGGCACCGATGCGAGCGGCAACGTCGGCCCAGTTCTGATAGTTCTTCTTCATCGTCGCCTTGACCATCTGCTCCTGTGTCGTGAGCCCCTCAAAGTAGTCATAGGCAGAGTTTGTGAGAGGCCGCTTTGTGCCTCCATCCCAAAAGAACAGTGCGGGGATTTCGCCAGACTGGCCCTCAAAAGACCATTCGGCCGTGCGAAATAACGGAGTCGCCAAATCATTGGCTGTCACTACGCCGTACTCTGCGACCACCTGCACATGGTATGGGGAGTCTTGGAACCGCTCGGTCAGCGTGAACTTACGTAGGCCAAGCCACGCAAACTCTTCGTGAGCAACTCCCCAGTTTGCAAGCCCTAGTGCATTGCCAACCACTGCATGCGTCGTCGGATTGTTCTGCAGCGTGTCGTCGGTGAGCGTAACGGCGAACGTCCGCACAGCACGGGGCTGGCCGCGAACCTCGTTCTCAAACGTCCGTGCCAGTTCGACATAGGATGCAACGCCCATCAGTTCACGCCTCCGACTTGGCTATAGCCCACAATCGCTACGGGCGTGTTGAAGTAGTTGGCCGCCGCCTGGCCGATGCCCTCGCTGATCTTCTGGAGCAGCTTCGTCTGCAGCCTCTGCTGAATCAGAGCGGGGTCTTGTGCAGCGTTGGCGAGGTTCAGCACGAGGGCGGCACCTTCCGCAGTGCGGATGTCGCTCGTCTGCACGCTGGTCTGGCCAAGCGTGTTGAGTTTGCGAAGCCGATCTTCCTGCCGCTTGGCTTCCGCCGCAGCGGCTTTGCGCTGCTCCTCGAAGATCCGCTGCTGCTCTTGGGCGTATGCTTTCTGTGCCTCTGCCTGCTGCTGCTGATACGCCTGCAGTGCGGTTTCCTGCTGCTTGCGGTACTCGTCCTGGGCCTTGAGTTCAGCCTCTTGCCGCTGCTTCTCTTTGTCCAGCCGATCCTGTGCGGCCTTGTCTCGAGCCTTCTCGGCCTCTTCAATGTTCTTGAGCTCTTGGTTGAACAGATCCTGCTGCCGCTGCACTTCCTGCTGATACGCCTCGGCGTTGAGGATGCCATCCCTGGCCTGCTGCTGAGCGGCGGCGATGCCTTCCTGTAGACGCACTGCAGCGTCAAAGCCCGCCTGGCCAAACTCCTGCGACTTGGCGATCAGCCCGTTGATGTTCTGGTTGATTGCGTTGAAGGCGTCGGTGAAGCCCTGGCCAAAGCCCTGCTCCAGAGCCTGCTGCTGCTCCTCGAGCTTGGCCTGCAGTTGGTCAAGTTCCGCCTGCCGTGCTGCGGCGGCATCGGCCTGGGCTTGATTGTCAGACGCACGAGCGGCAGCGAGCTCCTCAGAGACACGGGCCTGCTCACGCTGCACGGCCTGCAAATCCTGCTCGAGCTTTGCACCCTCATCGTTTGCACCTAGCAGCTGATCGAGACGCTTCTTATCCGCTTCGGCCTGGGCGGTTGCGGCGTTCTTTGCGTCCTCCCTGTTCTTCTTCTCCTTCACTAGCTCGGCGTTCACGTTCTTCATGAACCCGTTCATGATTTCGATCTGGTCGGCCGTGAGCTCGCCGGCTTCGGCCATCTGCTGGAACGTGTCAACGGCAGCCACAGACTCCTGCAGGAACTGCGACGCATCGTCGCCGGCTTCGGCGAGAAACTTTTGCAGCCGCTGCTCTGTCTCGTCGAGGTTCAACTCCAGCTGCACCTCGGGGCGGCGGGCGTTCTCAATCTCCGCCCGCAGCCCTGCGAGGTACTGCGACGCAGCCCCCTGGCCGGCGGCCTGCGCGTTGCCGCTGCCTCCAGTGAAAATGCTATTGAAGGTGTTGGCGGCATTGGCCGCAGCTGCCTCCATCTCTTCTGAGTTCCGCCTGGTCGATTCCATCCCGGCGTCTACCAACCCACGGCCAAACTCCTCCAGGTCGGAGTCAACAAAACTGCCGAGGCCCTGCAGGATTTTGCCGAAGCCGACGATCAGCGCATCAATACCTAACTGCAACGCATTGAACACCACACGGAACGACTCAGACACGCCGAGCAGCACCTTAGAAGTAACGTCGAACACGTCGGCTGCAAAAGCGAACGTCTCGCCAAGGCTGCCGAAGTTCTTCACGAACTCATCAAAGATGCCTGCGAAGTATTGAGCCCCTTGCAGCAGCACATCCGTGATCGCATTGGCAATGCCTGTGCCGCCTTCCCCCTGTGCCCCGCTCCAACTTTCCACGAACTTTAGGAACTGATTCGTTACGTCAGTCACGGCTGGGGCAAGGTTGCCGATCACCTGGCCAGTGATTCCTTGGACGGTTGCCGCAACAAGATCAAAGGCGTCATTCATGTCAGCGACGTTGTTGACCTGAGTCTCGCTGATGATGATTCCGAGCCGCTCGGCATTTGCCTGCAACTCCTCAATGCTGGCAGCACCCTCGCGAAACAAGGGAGCCAGTGCGGCACCCTGCTTGCCAAAGATTTCCACGGCCGCAGCGGCCCTGTCGGCCGCAGTCGGCAGCTGCGAGATTGCTTGCCCGATTGCTGAAAACTGCTGCTCCGGCGAGAGAGCCCGCAACTCCTGCACTGATAGGTTGATGCCCTTGAGCGACTTGTCGAACGCATCGCCAGGGGCAGACTTGCCGATGTTGACGGCCAAAGACTGCACGGCAGATCCGAACTGCTCGGTATCTACGCCAGCCAGCTTGGCTGCCAGCGAGTAGCTTTGCAGCTGCTCGACGCCAATGCCGGTGCGAGCAGAGAAATCACCAAGCGTGTCGATAGATCCGTTGACGCTCGACACGAGCGAAGTGATCTGCGAGCTAACTTGAGAAAACACAGATCCGAGCGCTTGCAAACCATCAATGACAAGCCGACCGATTTCAATCTTTGCAAGCAGGCTGACGTTATTGTTCAGCTTCTCGATTTTTTGATCTGTTTTGGTTGCTTCCTTTGCAACACCATTCAAGTCTTGCTCAGCCTTTGCGGCTGCACGATTGAACTGCTCTTGGCTTAGTCGCCCTTCCTGTAGGTGCGCATTGAGCTCCTGCATCTGCTGATCGTATCGTTCTTGCGGCGTCAGATTCGCTTCAATAATCCGCGATGCAGAAGCAATGGCCTGCGAACGGATGCTCTCTGCTTTGGCGATCCTGTTGGCTGCTTCTTCTGTAGCAGCGGCAAGCTCCTTCTCAGCCTCAATGCGCGCCGCATTCAGCCCGCTAAACTCTGCGCGAGCCCTTGCCGCCGTCTCCTCAGAGATAGCATTTGCCTTGAGCAACCTGTCCACTTCTTCAAGTTGCTTGGCCCTTCGTTCTTCAGCGGTAGCAAACTGCTCTGATAACGCTTTGCCGCGAGCGAATACGTCTAGCCGCTCTCGCTCCGCAGCGGCTGCGGCTGCTTGAGCCTCGCTGCCTGCATACACAGCGCGTGCATATGTTTCTTCAGTGATCAGGCCGTCACGCAGCAACGTATCGAGGCGATCTGTAGAAGCCTGTCGCTTTTCTTGCTCAGTTACGACCGAATCTGTGACCCTCGCTGCCTCTGCTACCAAGTCAGCTCTGGCCTTTGCAGCTGCCGCCTCAGCCTCAGCCGCTGCCTTGTTGGCTCCGCTCGCCTCAGCGGCAGCACGGTTAAACGTCTCCTGTGAGATTGCGCCGAGTTTCAGAAGATCATCCAGCCGCTGCAGCCCAGTTGCTCGCCGCTCCTCGTCTGTCAGAAACTGCTGAGTGATCCGCTGGCCATCGCCCAGCAGCTGAAGCCGCTCTTGCTCAGTGGCTACTGCTTGCTTCTGGGCATCGCTACCCTGGAAGATAGCCCTGGCATAGGTCTCCTCAGAGATGGCACCGAGCTCGAGCAGCCGAGTCAGTTCAGCGACTACATCTGCTCGTTGCTGCTCATCTGTCCGATATTGCCGAGTGACCTCTGCCCCTCTGGCGAAAGCGTCTGCCGTTTCCTGAGAAGCCGCCTTTAGCCGCTCATACTCATCAGCAAATTGCTGAGCGTCGATCTTCCCGGTCTTGAGATAGCTGGAAAGAAAAGCAAAATCCGTGGCAGCCTGACGCTGTGCTGCCGCAGCAGCCTCGCTGCCCTTAGCAAACTCATCGAATACGTCCGTGACCTTGCTGGCCTCATCGGCCAGCTTCTGCAACGCCCGCTCAGCTGGCGTGAGATTCTTGACGACGCCAGAGGCGTCGGCATTTACCTTCATCGCCAGTGAGAGAATGGTTGCCATTAATCGTTTGCGAAAGCCAGCAGCTTCTGAAGCTCGGCCTTCATCTGGTTTGCGTGTTGCGGGGGCTTCTCAATCGGATTGAAGTCTTCGGCCTTGGGTGCCTTGCCCTGCGGCGAGTACGGGGCAAGCACCGCACTCGTCAGCAGGCCCGTCTGCCGCCACGGATCGGGAAGAGCCTGGAAGTAGCGGGTAAACGCTATCCACTCCGAGAGCTCTTGCGAATCCATGCGGCGTGACAGTTCACGCACCGTCATGCCCAAGTGCCCCGCCAAACGAAACAAAAACCGTCTCGTGTGGCGGACGCTCAGTTTTTTGCCAGTTCCTCCACGTCGGTCTCGGTCATGTTGTTGTGCTTCATCGCCTTGTCGAAGAGCTTCGACACGATGGCAGCAGACTTCTTCGCCAGGCTCTCAATGCCAGCCTCGTCAAAGAGCCGCTCGCCGCTCTCGGGATGGCACAGGCAGCGGGCCAGATACTTCGTGCGGAAGTTGTCGATGCCCCGCTCCTTGTTGCCGATCCACTCCTTCTCGTATGAATCCCGCTCCTCCACGGTCATCACCCGGATGCCGAGCACGAGCGGCTTGCCGTCCGCACCTTTCCACTCACGCACCGTGACCTTGAGAACGGGAAGATCGTCTGCCGCAAGAATCTGAGCCGCAAGTTCTGAAACGCTAAGCATGATTTACCCCTGGACTTTGAGAGTGACGCTGTACCGTGCAACGTCGTTCACGGTGCCCGCCAGGGTAAACTTCTCGAGCACGGCCTGGCCGCTGTAGGCCAGGCCGCCACCAGAGATGGAGACGGTGGCCCGCTTGCCGTAGGTGGCCGTCGAGATGTTTGCCGTGGATAGGCACTTCATCTCTATAGTGCCCACGTCAAGCGTCCACGTACTGGCACGGGCCAGCGGCAATGAGCCGCCGTGCGTCACGTTGAGCTCGGTGACTTCACCAAACGACGTGCCATCCCACGTAGCCGTAACGCCCGTCGCATAACTGGCCATGACGGTCCTCCGTCACGGACTAGCTGCGGGCAATACGGACAGTCGCTTGGCCTCGGATCGCATCCTGAGTCGCCAGCGTCAGCGTGGACGACTGCACCGTACCGGCACGGCTGAGCAGCGAAGAGCCGCCCACAGTGATGGCCACAGTGCCCGTGGCACGATCGGCGATGAGAGTCTTGCCGATGTAGTCGAACTGCACCGTCTGGCCGGTGTCGCCCGAGACCGAGCCCGCCAGCGGCAGGTCGAGAGTCTTGGCCGTCTCGCCAGCGGTCTGGCCGAGATGGCTGACGTTGATCTTCTCATCCTCGGCATTCGGGTCGGTGGCCGACACCACAATGTTCGTGACGGTGTAGGTCGTGCCGGCGAACGTCAGAATCGTGCCGGCACCATCATGGGGCGTATCGAAGGCCATCTGCTAAATCTCCTGCCAGAGGATTGAATACTGCTGACTGACTTGGAAGATTGGCGGCAAATCACCGCCAGCGAGTTGCACCACGCCGTCCGACTCAGTGTCGAGCGACACGTTGGCCACCCGGACGTAGTTTTCCACAGTCGTGCCCCATCCATCCAGAACACGACGGCACTTGTCTGCGATGTCTCGGGCCTCGCCATAGGTCTCCGAATAGACCTCGACGGCTAGCAAAACGGTGGACATACCCAGCGGGCCGCTCAGCGACTGCTGCCGCTGGATGCCCGTTCGTCGCCACGTCGCAAACGGCAACGCCGCCGAGGCCGGTGCCATCACCGGAAACACCCGCTGGCCGATCAAGGCCGCTACGGCAGGGTCTTGCGTGAGAGCGTTGGCGATCAGTTGCTCGGGAGATTTCAGCGGCATGGCTAGTCCTCAGATGACGGTGCCGCCCACCGTGCCGGTAGACGCAAAGGTGATGGTATTCAGTGCCCGCTCCAGCGAGACCCGCAACTCTTGCTGAAGGATCTGCGTGATCTGCGGCTGCGACTGCTCCAGGGCCGTACGCACGGGCGGCAGCCTGGGCGTGCCGCCGGCTGGCATTGACTTCACGCTGATGAACGACTCGCCCTTCTTGGCCTTTTTGAAGAACGAATACGGAGTCTTTGAGCCGTCTGAGTTGAACACGGGCCCACGCTTGTTAAAGCTCGAGGCGATGACGGCGTTCTGCCCGGCCTTGACGATGTGCGGACGAACCTCCACGGCAGGGCGACCGGGCACACGCCGCAGATGCCCACGCCGTCCATAGGGCGTGTTGCTGATCTTGGTAATGAACCGCTCTTGCGTGCCGAACTCCAGCCACCACTGATGAAAGCCACGATTCTTGCCACGCCGCACGCTGCCCGCCCCGGCCACCGCCGTTGATGGCTCCTTCGTGCTTTGCACATAGCCCACCAGGCCCACGGCCGCGCCGTCCTTCTCATAGGCTTTTGTCTTGGACGCCACAGCCCGCTTGAGGTTGCCGGTCGGCCCCTCGGGCGTGATCTGCTTCAGCCGCTGCTCGGCGGGCTTGATCGCCTTCTTGAGTGCGTCCTGCAGGATGCGGGCGAGCCCCTTGTTGTCGAAAACCTTGCCGAGAGCGTCACGCAGCTGCGTGATCTCGCTGGCGTCCAGCGATAGGTCGATCCGGCCAAGTGCCATCAGACGGCCTCCTGGCAGAGCAGCTCGTGCTCGGTCCTGTTGCCGTGCTCAAGGATGCTGACGATCTCCAGCACCCGCCCACGCCACAGCAGACGCATCTGCTGCGTCAGTCCCGTCATGTACCGCATCCGCACTCGGTGGCTCATCTCCACCTGCTGCTGGCCGCTGTTAAGCAACTCACGAGCCGAGACGCCTTCAACGCTGGCCCAGCGAGTCGAGAGGGCAGACCACGACTGCACGACTTCACCGAGGGCGTTGCGATTGTCCGCAGCCTGCTGCACCGTTACACGCTCTCGGAGTTTGCCAGCGTCCATTAGTCGCCATAGAGCAGGATGGTGTAGGAAGACGTTGCTCCCGTCACGCCAAGGTCAATGACGTTGACATACAACTCGTTTGCGAACGAAAAGTATTCGGTCGTTGCAACCCGGTTGCCGCTGCTCAGGAGCGATATGCCGCCGTCCTCTGGATTGGTCAGCCTGCACCAGTTGGATGCTGCAAATCCCACTCTCGTTGGATTTGGCATCGTGATTTGGCCGTCCGCCCCACGGTATTCATACGTTGACGGTTCAATCAGCACCGCCGCCGTGCCGCACGTTCCCGTAATCACCGCCACCTTGCCAGCGGTGTAGGCAGTGCTCGACTCCAGCGACACCACCTTCAGCGCCGCCGTGCCAGACTTATCGTGGAATAGGCAGTCCACCGTGATGCGGCCGTCGATGCTCATTGGCTGAAACTCCTACCCACAGAGTCGAGAAGAGAACGGGCCGCATCGGGCGGCTCTGCGTTACCACGCTTTTCGTAGAGTTCGTGAACGTAGAGCAGGATCGCATTGCGGATCGCCGCCGGCACGCTTGAGCCCGTGGCGCCGTAGCCAGCCCACCACGTCACCTGCACGGCGTCGTTGTCTTCCATGCCAGCCGGCCAGGTGCCGCCGTAGACAGTCGTGACTCGCCCCGGCGTCTCAAACCGCTGCACCCGGTATTGAGCCGTGGAGAGCGTGGCCGTGCTGCCGCTCTCGTGCGTGTACGTGATGCTCACCGCCGTGGCTGTGCCACTCGACACAACTGGCGGGCGTGGCAGCGTGATCGGGTACTGGCTATCCGTGGGGAACCGCTGGAGCCGCAGCCGCCACTGGGTATTGATGAGCGTGCGGTCTAGGTAGGCTTCGCACCACTCACGGGCCGTCGTGATGAGCGTGCCGATGTAGGTGTCATCGTCGCTCGTGTCCACCCGCAGATGGGCCTTGGCTTCGGCCACCGTCACCGGCTCAACGGCGGGGCTGGTCAGTCTGCTCAGGCTGAGATACTGCGGCACGGCGTCCTCGTCGTTTCGGTGTGGCGTCCGCTGTTTCGGCCACCGGCTCCAGGGCTGCGGTCTCGATCTCCAGCTGGTGGTCACGCACGGCTGCGCCCTTGGCCACCAGTTCAGCCGCCACGCCTCCAGGGATCTCCGCAACCTGACCGGTGCGGTAGTTACGCCACGGACGGGTAAATCTCAGTTTCATCATTGCCCCACGCTCCATGCAGTTTCGGGCCGCTTGTGTGTGTTCGTGAACTCCGTCGTCCACTGAAAAACCGGCTTGCCTAGATCCCGGCCCGGCCACGTCACCACGTACTCGCCGTGACCCAAGACGACACGGGGCGAGACAAAGACACGGTTTCCGCTGTCCCGCCAGTTCCTCCACATGTAAATGTCCGGGTCTAATCTGCCATTATTCCAACTTCCTTCGGGGTCAGGCTTACTCCAGAACCAAGGTTTCTTGCACCGCTTGAGTGCTGCCGTGCTGATGACGGTGCAGCCAAAGTGTGCGGTGTCCACCTCCTGCACGGGCTCGGCAAACCACGACATCGGCAGCTGCGTGTGCCCGGCATCGGGCGGATCGTCCAGCGTGCCCTTGAGCGTGAGCATCGGGCGGCCGTCCTCTCGCTTGGTCTGCAGCCCCGTGATGGCGTCGCACTGAAACGTCATCGCCATGGCGAAGAGTTGCTCCACGTCCTCCTTGGTGAAGAACGTGTCGTAGTCGATCATCAACAGATACTCGCAAGTGTCGACGAATTGCTCCATAACCCTTGTGTTTACTTGATCCCAAAACGCACCAGTGCCCATCGTTGGGCGAATCCCCAGCGGCATGAGTGCCTGAGCCCAGGCGAAGTGATTGGCCGTAAACGAGAGCCGTGGCATGCTCAGCACGGCCTCGACTCGGATGTCAACTTCCGTGCCACCGACTTTGACGATCATGCGTGCGTCCAAAGAGAGAGGGCGGCCCCCGCATGGAAGCCGCCCCCTCAAGATTGCACAACCGTCAAGCCGTCAGGCTCACGCACCGACGAGGCCGATGACCGGGCCCGCCACGGTGTCGCTGCCGAGCGTGTGGTGCGAGATGGCCACTCGGGCCACGGCACGAATCACGCTCTGATCGCTCAGGAAGTTCACCTGATCGCTCGAGGCGATCTCGATGCCCTGGCGGACACCGTAGATCGAGGAGTTCATCAGATCCCCGTAGAGGGCCATCACCACGCCGGTCGAGTCCGTGCCAGCCGGCAGCTGGTCGGTGAGCACCACGGGCTTGCCGAGGAAGGTCAGGCCGAGCCCCTGCGACAGCCCCACCGATCCGCCCTGGGCGAGATCGAGGTTCTGCATGCAGGTGGCGAAGAAGAACGGGCTCACGTACCACTTCGCACCCGCCTGGCTGTGAGGAGCCAGCTTGGCCATCATCGCCAGGAGATTGGCCTTCGTCACCTCGTCAGGGGTGTCGCCAGAGGCCGTCACGAGCGACGCCGCATAGGTGGCACCAGACGATGCGTAGAGGCCGCCAGTGTGCCCCGTGGCAATGCCCGCCACGGCCGGAGCGTTCGACGGGTTGCCGTTGAACGCAACCGTCTCAACCGCCTGCGACAGCGACAGCGACAGTTCGGCGGCAAGCCAATCGGCGATGCTGACGATTGAGTCGGAGAGCAACTCATTCGCGCACACCACGGCCGACGTGACCTTCTTGGCAGTCAGGGCAACCTGATTGCTCGTCGGGTCACTCGCAGTGATTGCCACATTCTCGGCAATCCAATTTGCGGTGCTTCCGGCGGTCCTGCGTGGGAAGAGAACGTAATCGCTCCCCATGTTCACGTTCATGGCGTTGGAAGCAAACGCCGAGAATTCACTCACCAAGCGCAATACGGTGGACTCAAGAATATCCGGCACGAATGCAGATCCGGTGGTCGCACCCGTCGAGCCCTGAGCACGGCTCTCGACGCCGTGGTCGGCACACCACCGGCGGGCCTCGGCGTCGCCACGCTTGGCCTTGATCCACATGCCCGTCTTGTAGGCGTCTTCCTCGCTCTTGAACGCACGGAGCTTGCCGGCGTACGGCACAGCGGAGATCCGCACCTTCGGCTCGTCGGCACGCACCTCGGGAGCCGGGGTGCAGCGATCCACCACGGAGCGGAGGCTCTTCGACGCCTCGGCAACCGACTTCTCAAAGTCGATCTTCTTGGCGAGCTTGCCAGCGTCGGCGTGGAGCGTCTCGAGCTCCAGATCACGCTCGGCGATCTTGTCGGCGTCGGTGCTCTCGATCGCCCGCACGGCGTCGATCCGGTTGGCGAGGGTGACGGCCTCGTCCTGAAGCTTCTTGAGGTTGTCCACGTATGTGTTCTCCGCCGGCGGTATTGCCGATGGAGTCCACCTTGCCACTAGGGGCGTGGAGCCTTGCAGTAGCGGACCTCTGAAACTGTTGTTTTTACAAACGCAACAGCACGCTGCCCGCACCTCGGGCAACGCAGATACCGCTGCCGCTCGTCACCGCACGGGCGACTACTGCGGGTCTTCAACTTCTCACCGCATGTGCAGCGTGGTTCAGACATTCTTCAGCCGCAGGAGAGCAGACCAGGCGGCGGCGACGCCCCGCAGAGCCGAACGCGACTGAACCGCCTGGCCTGCCGGCTCGGGAGTGGATTGAGCGGCGAGCCACGCTTCGTAAGACCGCATGGCGACGCTGGCGGACGTGCTGGGATACGCCGGCACGAGCACGGGGCCAACGTCATACAGCCCGCTTACTTCTCGGATCTGCCGCACGGCCTTGCCGTCTTCGCCGGTGCGAAACGATTCGTTCTTAGAGTCCACGGTGAAAGCGAACGAGGAGCCACGCACGTCACGCCGCTGGATGAGCTCGAGCACGTCGGCCCGGCTCACGGGTGGCGTCACCACGTACCGCAGCCCCTTGTCGTCGCTGGAGAGTTCCAGCGTGCCAGACGAGGTGCGGCCGAGCACGATGTTGCTGTCGTGGTTGAACAGAGCCACTACGTCGCCCTTGCCACGCTGGCGGCTCAGAATCTTGTCGAAGGCACCGGGCAGGATCTCCTCCTTGAACCCGCCCAGGTCAAGGCTCAGCCGGTTGTAGACGGCCGCATACCCGATGATGGCGGCACGGCCATCGGCACGACTCTCGACGACGAGCTCGTCACCGTCCTCAAAGGCGTAGTCACGTCGCTCAAGTTCCATCGTTCTGCTCCTCAAGGTCTTCGGCCTCGTCTTCGGGGCTGTCCTCAACTTCGGTGCCAAGGTTGAACGCTGGCTCAGCCGCTGGCGGCTCCTGGCCAACCTTGTCCAGCGTGGTCATGTTCTGCTGGATAAAGTGCTTGTCGCCTTCCGGCCCGATCGGGTTGAGGTTCTCCAGCTCTCG